CCACCCACCCCTACCCGCGTAGATAATACCCCCCTACCCCCCGAGGGCCGTTCGCGGCGGAAGCCGACGCGCTCGTTGCCGGACGACTTTCCGACGGAGGCCCTGATTGCCGAGCAGCAAGCCAAGGCCCGGGACGCTGGGGCCAATGTCGATATCCGCCGGTTCGCGGCCTACTTCCGCGATCAGTGCTTGGCGAAGGATCACCGCTACGCCGACTGGACGGCGGCCTGGCGCAACTGGTGCCGGGGGAAGATCGCCGACGCCCCGAAGACGCCGATGGCCGCCCTGGCCGCCCGTCCCGCTCTGCCCGAGGACGAGCGCTGGCGCCGCTGGCTGCGGGAGTTCCGCCAGAACGGCCACTGGCCGTCCGACGACGCAGGCCCCCGCCCCGGCCACCCGGCCTGCCGCGTCCCGCCTGCCCTGTTGGCCGAGTTCGGGTTCGCCCCGCCGCCAGCCAACGACCCCACAGACCTGTTTGACCGAGGAGCCGCCGCATGACCGCTGAACCCTTCACCGAAAGCGACCTGGACCGGGTCGTCTCCATGACCCTCGACGGTTGCAACTCGCAGGAGATCGGGAGCATCTTGGGCCGCAGCGCCCGCGCTGTTCGCGGCCACATCGGTGCCTTGCGTCGCGCCGGACGTCTGCCGAAAAGCTGGACTGTCGATGACCGCCGTGCCGCCGCGCCGCCGCTCTCCATCGTCCAGCCGCCGCTGCACCTGGCCAACGACAATGCCCTGGTCAGTCTGTGCCTCCGCGCCGGCGGCTTTCCCCGCGCCGTGGTCCTGAACGGCTCGACCTACTGGCTGAACCATGAGGATCGCCAGTGGAGGGCGGCGGCATGAGCATCACGCGCGAACAGTTCATCCGGGGCTTCAACGCCCTGCGCGCATCGTTCGATCGTCAATCGGCGATGAACACTGCGGCGCTGCTGGCAGGGATCGAGGACTACGACTATGGGCAGGACCCCGTCGTCTATGAACTCCAGCGCCAGTTAGAGGAGCGGTGCGCCGACAAGGACGAGCCTGTCGTCGGCACTGCGATCGCATACGCCCTGCATGAGAGAAACCTTGTTCGTCCACACGCAGGAGCGGACCAGTTCCTCATGGATTCTGGCGAGGCAGTGTGGCGCTGGTGGCAGGAGACCGAAACAGGCCCGTTCGAAAGGGGAGAAGCAGCATGAGCAAAGCCGACCGCCGCAAGAAGCGCCAGCGCTACGCGAAACCTTCACTCCCCCGCGTCATCGGGGCCAACGACAACATCGCCGTGGCCAACGACAACATGGCGCCGGTGACGATCCGGGGCGTGACGCTGACCGAGGGGCAGGCTTGGCGTTTTGCCGATGCCGAGCGCCGGATTGCAGACCCCGACCTGGCCGTTCAGCGGTCAGGCCACCGGATGCTCGAGGCGCTGGACGCCGAACTGGATGCGCGGATCGCTGACCGGGCAGCCGCCGCCGATCTGGAAGAGCTTCGCGGGCTGGAGGCACTGCGCGGCCTGACCATCGGCACGTCCAAGCATGAGGCCAGCAAGGGCGCCCCACGCGCCTCGCGTGACGGGCTGGAAACCCTTCTGACCGCTGGCTCCATCACCCGCACCCAGCACGCCGCCGGCCTGCGCTACCGGGACGACTATGAACTGCTGGACCCGGGGAAGAGCCTGACCCCGCCGTCCATCGACCAGACCCGCAAGATCACGCGGGGCGGCGACGGCTTCGCTCAGAAGCGCCGCGAACGGGAGGAGTTCGTGCGAGACCTCGAGGCGATGATCCAGGAGGAGGACCGGACCTTCCGCGGGGCGCTGGGCCGGTCGGATGTGGAGCGCATCGGTCGGGCGGTCTGGGCCCTGCGGGAGATCGCGGGCAAGGGTGCGAACCTTTTGACGCTTAGTTCCAGCGGCTCAACGCGAACCACGATCTCCGAGGCGTTGATTGTCGGGCTCGATTGTGCCGCTATCGCCTACGGATTGGAGTAAAGCATGACCGACTGGATTCGAGAAAGCCTCACCACCCTACTGCCCTACTGCGTCTTCGCCTGCGTGGTGCTGCTCATTGTCATCGCCGGACTTATCGAGAAGACCAACCACTATCTCCGCCACATTTCGTTGCTCCTTCACATTCAGACTGGAAGGCCAGCCAACGAATGGCACGACGTGGGCAAAAGACGGTGAACTTGACACCGGACAGGTAATCGCGGACACCACCCATGGTGCAGCAATGCGCCGAGAGGCCCCAGACCCTGTGTCCGGGGCCTTTTTGGTAGCCGGGCCATGCTTTCAACGCCGCGAAACACCGAGCCCACATATCAACGTGACGCAGAAGCTTGGCTGCGATAGGACGCGTGCCTGACGCTTGCACACTGCCGGCGCCTTTGGAGTCCCGCGTGCGCAAATTCGCCCCCATTCTGATCGCACTGTGCCTGAGCATAGGCTTCGTCCAGCCCGCCTTCGCGATGCAGATCTTCGTCAAGACGCTGACCGGAAAGACGATTGCTCTCGAGGTCGAGGGGAACGACACGATTGAAAACGTGAAGGCGAAAATTCAGGACAAGGAAGGCATCCCGCCTGACCAACAGCGACTGATCTTCGCTGGCCAGGAACTTGAAGAGGGACGAACGCTTGCCGACTACAACATCCAGAAAGAGAGCACGCTGCATCTCGCCCTGAGCGTGGCGGCAGTCCCGACCATGTCGGAATGGGCCATGATCGTTCTTGCTCTCGGAATGGCAGGTGGCGCGGCTGCTGTGATCCAGAGGCGACGCCTTACCTGACCATGTTCGGCCCTACGGGAATGGCTGGATCAGGTTTGCGCGCAAGCGTCGGCGCCCTGTGGCGGCTTCTTCCGTCCCATCGTCCAGTTGGCCATTAAGCGGACCTTCGGGTTCGGCGCGCACCAGATTTCCCCGGTGTCGTTGATGGCCGTGACCCAGATCAGGTTGTGCTCCTGTCCGTAGTCGATGACGGCAAAGGCGTAGCCCTCCCCCTTGTCTTCAACGCGGATCGGCAGTGCTGGGTCGAGTTGGGTGAATGTCATGCGTCCTCCTTGGACGCGGAAAACGCCTATGCCCCGGCTTTGGGTTCCAGAGCTCGAAACCCGCCTCAAGGAGATGGCCATGGTCCTGATCATGATCGCCTGCATGTGCGCGCTAGCCACCTTGGCTCTGATAGGGCTGGCCGCCCGCCTTCCCATCCGCTGGACGCCCGGCCTCGGCTGGACCGCCTCGCGTGAAGTCGATGGCTGGAGCGGTCTGGAGTAAGCTGTGGCCCGCCCCTCCTCATTCAACGACGCGACGGCCGAAGAGATCTGCATCCGCATCATGTGCGGGGACAGCCTCGCCGAGATCTGCCGCGACGAAGAGATGCCCGCCTATCGCACGGTGATGCGGTGGCTGAAGGACGACGAGACGTTTCGGCGCAACTACGCGTCCGCGCGCGAGGACCAGGGCCACGCCGACGCGGACGCCATTGCGGACATCGCCAAGCGGATCATCAAGGGCGAGATCGACCCGGCCGCAGGCCGCGCCGCGATCGACGCGCTGAAGTGGACGGCGGGCAAGCGCCAGCCCAAGGCCTACGGCGACAAGGTCGCGCTCGTTGGCGGCGGCAAAGACGATGCCCCGATCCGCCAGTCCCACAGCTTCGACCTGACGACCGCAAGCGACGAGGAGTTGGAGGTCATTGAGCGCTTCATCACTCGTCGCGCTGCCGACGCTGGAAGAGATCAGAGCGGAGCGGGCGAGACGGAAGGCTGAGGCCGACCGCAAGCGCCTGACTGAACACCAGGGCGAGATCCGCGCGCGCTGCGACACCCTGCACGGCTTCATCGAGAAGCATTGGTCGGTTCTCGAGCCCAAGCGACCGTTCAAGTCGGGCTGGGCTTTACGAGCTATGTGCCGGCACCTCGAGGCCGTCACCTACGGGCAAATCCAGTTCCTACTGATCACCATCCCGCCGGGCATGATGAAGTCGCTGGTGCTGGTCTTCTGGACAGCTTGGGAGTGGGGGCCGAAGGGGCGACCTGATCTCCAGACGCTGGCCACCTCCTACAGCCAGGCCAACGTCCTGCGCGACAACCTCAAGCTCCGGCGACTGATCGAGAGCGACCAGTATCGCGCCCTCTGGCCTCTCACCCTCCGCGCCGACCAGAACGCCAAGGGCAAGTTCGAGAACACCGACAACGGCTTCAGCGAGGCCCGCCCGTTCAGTTCTATGACCGGCGGCCGGGGCGACCGAGTGAAGGTGGACGACCCGCACTCGACTGAGAGCGCAGAGTCCGACGCTGAACGCGAGACCGCCGTCCGCATCTTCCGCGAAGGCATCTCTGACCGGATGAACGACGTCACCACGTCGGCCATCGTCATCATCATGCAGCGCCTGCACGCCAAGGACGTGGCGGCGGTGGCGCTGGAACTGGACATCGGCTTCGTCCACCTGAACCTGCCGATGGAGTTTGAAGCCGCGCGGACGGGCGACGACGGGAAGGTGACGGGTGGCCCCTGCCGGACCTACGTCGACGGAGAGCTGTTCTTTGAGGACCCGCGCACCATCGAGGGCGAGTTGCTCTTCCCCGAGCGCTTCCCCGCCCCCGAGGTCGCCAAGCTCAAGAAGGCCAAGGGCTCATACGCATGGGCCGGCCAGTATCAGCAGCGCCCCTCCCCCCGCGATGGAGGCATCTTCCAGCGGGAGTGGTTCAAGACCGCGTCGATCCTGCCCGCGGGCCCGAAGCGCACCGTCCGCGCCTGGGACGTGGGCGCCACGGAAGGCGGCGGCGACCCCAGCGCCGGGGTTCGATGCACCCAGGTCGGGACCGGCGAAGAGGCCACCTACTACTTCACCGACGCCAAGGTCGGGCAATGGAGCCCGGCGCAGTTCGAAAGCCATCTGAAGCTGACGGCGGCGGCCGACACGACCGAGGTCACGGTTCGACTGCCTCAGGACCCCGGCGCCGCAGGCAAGGGCTACGTGCAGACGCTCGTGAACAAGCTCCGCGGCTATGCGGTCCGCACCGAGCAACCGACAGGGTCGAAGATCACGCGCGCCACGGCGCTGGCGACCCAGGCGGAAGCGGGCAACGTCTACATTCTGACGACGGGCGATCCCGCCAAGGACGCGTGGATTGAGCCCTTCGTCGACGAGCTGTGCAGCTTCCCGTCAGCAGCCCACGACGACCAGGTCGACGCCGCAGCTGACGCCTTCAACGAGTTAGCGCTGAACGCCCCCGGCGTGCTCGACATCGACAGCCTTCTGTGAGGACCGACCCATGGGTGAAGTGATCACCATCGGCGACGGCCTCGCCAACTCCCTGTCTGGCCTGAACACGGAGCGGGACAAGGCTGCGCACAGCTACTACGCCGAGCCGACCATCGACCCTCAGGAACTGGTCAACGCCTATCGCGGATCATGGATGGCCCGGAAGATCGTGGACATCCCGGCGCTGGATAGCTGCCGCCAATGGCGCGCCTGGCAGGCGTCGCAGCCCCAGATCGAAGCTATCGAGGCCGAAGAGAAGCGCCTCAACGTCCGCGCGAAGGTGCTGGAGGCTCGCAAGAAAGCCCGGCTGTTCGGTGGCGCGGCGGTTTACGCGGACTTTGGCGACGACGCGTCCCAGCCACTGGACCTCGAACGCGTCAAGAAGGGCGGCGCCCGGTTCCTCACCGTCTTCACGCCGCGCCAACTGGTGCCGGACGATATCGAGACGGACCCGATGTCCGAGTTCTTCGGGATGCCGAAGGAGTTCACCGTCGCGGGCGGGGCGACCGGCCAGGCTCGCATCCACCCTTCCCGGCTGACCACCTTCATCGGCGCCGAACTGCCCGACCGCGACATCACCTCCAGCGCCTTCGGCTGGGGAGACAGCGTCCTGGTCGCGGTCATGTCGGCGGTGAAGCAGGCAGAGAGCGCCTCGGCGAACATCAACAGCCTGATCTTCGAGGCCAACGTCGACGTCGTGTCGATCGAAGGGCTGGCTGAAATCCTCAAGATGCAGGGCGGCGAGGACAAGGTCCGCGACCTGCTGAAGCTGAACCTGGACGCCAAGTCGAACCTGCGCGCCCTCGTTCTGGACGCCAAGAACACCTACGCCCGCAAGGCCGTGAGCTTCGCCTCCCTGCCCGACCTGCTGGACCGCTTCGACCAGCACGCCGCCGGCGCCGCCGACATTCCGATGACGCGCTTCATGGGCATGTCGCCGGGCGGCCTGAACAGCGCTGGTGAGAGCGACCTTCGCAACTACTACGACCGAGTTTCGGCTGGTCAGACGCTGGAGATGGGCCCCGCCCTTTCACGGCTAGACGAAGCCCTGATCCGCTCGGCCACTGGCGCCCGCGATCCGGCCATCCACTACGACTGGAACCCGCTCTGGCAGCTGTCGGAGAAGGACAAGGCCGACATCTTCAAGACCAAGTCGGACGCGGCACGCACCATCGCGGGCACCGGAGGCACGTCAGAACCGCTCATGCCCATCGAGGCGCTGTCCGATGCCTTGGTCAACGAACTGGTCGAGGACGGCTCGCTGGCGGGCCTCGAAACCGCCATCAAGGAATACGGCTCGCTGAGCGAGCAGGACGACGACAGCGAGGACGAGGCCGCGGCTCTGGCGCCATCCGCCAAGCCCACCCCCATCGAGACGCAGGACGCGGCGCCCCGCACGCTCTACGTCCAACGCAAGCTGCTGAACGCCGAGGAGTTCATCGCCTGGGCCAAGGCTCAGGGCTTCGAAACCACCACTCCGGCCGACGACCTGCACGTCACCATCGCCTTCAGCCGTCGCCCGGTCGACTGGATGAAGGTCGGCGAGACATGGAGCAGCGACAAGGATGGCACGCTGAACGTCGCCCCCGGCGGGGCCCGCCTCGTCGAGCCGCTGGGCGACAAAGGCGCGGTCGTTCTGCTGTTCAACTCGTCGGAGCTGTCATGGCGCCATGAGGCGATCAAGCGCGATGCTGAGGCATCATGGGACTTCCCGTCCTACCAGCCGCACGTGACCATCACCTACGCCGGCGGCAAACTCGATCTGTCCAAGGTCGAGCCCTACCGCGGCAAGCTGGTCTTCGGCCCCGAGCTGTTCTCGGAGGTCGACGAAGACTGGTCGAAGAAGGTCACAGAAGAGTGAGTTAGGGCTTAGACACAATCCGGGCCAGCACCGCCGTGAGACTTGGATCCAACCCACCTTCCTCCTTGATGATGCCGTCAGACGTATTCCTGAAAAGCGCATTCAAAATGATCGTTCGATCTACGTCGCTCGCCGCCCCCTCCGTCATTAGCGCCAGATAGGTCGTGGTCATGGTTGCGCGCTCGTTTGCATCCTGCCGTAGGTGGTGCTGGCTCAGGAATAACTTGGTGAGCAATCGTCCCAGCCAGAGCACCAACCCAGCCAGCGTCGCGAGGCCGGCAGACGCGATGAAGTAGAGACCGGGAGGCAAAGCCTCAGTTGGCGTCGTCAGTAGGTACTGACCGAGCCTCCAGAATGTCGAACCAATCAGCCAAATGGCCGTTGGGAAGAACGCCAAGACTGCGACGCCGGAGATGACCTCACCGATCACATGCCCTTTCGCTTTGTCGTTCCAATACTTTACCGGTCCCTTCAGCTTCATGAGCTCGGTAAAGGCCGCGTCTGTCTGCTTAATCTTCGCCACGGCGCCATTTCCCCGACGTCGGGAATGCCGAACATATCGAAGCCATGCCTGAGTATGGCGCGTGGCCCAATCACGCCCGCTAGTTCCGAGGTGTTCTAGAGCCGCGTTCCATGCCTGCTCTCGTTCAATCTGACGCGCATCTTCCTCGCTCCGAAGCTCGATCAGCGCGCGCTCTAACTTTCGGCGTTCACTATCAATCCGGGACGTTTTGTCAGCCAGAGCAAAGATCTCCGGGGTAACAGCCAAGGTGGCACCACGAACTTGAGCGGGACCGGATGCCTGCCGCATCGTCACCAGCCCCGCTAGAAACGAGAACGCGAATAGAGCTGCCTCTTCACCAGCCGCTTCAAGAACGAGCCGGATTGTTCTCCCACGCTCACTTGATGGATGAACAGGTGCATACGCGTCGCCAAATTGATGTCGAATAGTTTCAAGTAGGTCGCGGGGACTACTGCCTTGCTTCTTAAGCTGGTGAGCAGTCGCAATCACTGTCGCGTACCGCTGCGGGGTTGTTCCCCGCACATTCACATGATCCGGAACAGTGGATGCAGGCAACCAGTCCCAAAACGTCGCCAACTCATTCAGCCAAACAGCGACACGGTTCCAGCCGACAAGTCTCCATGTCGAGCCATCTGACATCGTAAATTCGAGCACATTGCTTTCGCTTGTCATTTCGCCCCCGCAAGCAACCTAACGTTGCTCCGAAGCTGTGCCGCTGACAACGACGACGGTCAACCGCAGGTATCTCAAATGCAGCTATTCGACGCCGTCACTCTCGGCGAGCCTCGGCTCACGCGGGATGGATACCTTGTGGCCGACGCCAAGATCGCGCGCACCGGCATCCAGCTCTACGCGGGCAAGGAAGTGGACCCGGAGAACAAGCAGGGCTGGCGCGACAAAGCGCTGGTCCGCGTCTACCGGCCCGAGAGCGAGGTCTTCTCGACCGACGCTCTCGCCAGCTTCGCCCACCGTCCGGTGACCAACGACCACCCGGCCGAGGCCGTCTCCGCTTCCAACTGGAAGACGCACAGCGTCGGCATGACGGGCAACGAGATCGCCCGCGACGGCGACTTCATCCGCGTGCCCATGGTGGTGATGGACCAAGCCGCCATCGCCGACTGGAAGGCCGGCAAGCGCGAACTGTCCTGCGGCTACGAGAGCAAGATCGTCTTCGACGCGGGCACGACGCCGACGGGCGAGGCCTACGACGCCATCCAGACCGACATCCGAGGCAACCACCTCGCCATCGTGGCGCGAGGCCGGGCCGGATCCGAATGCCGCATCGGGGACCAGGGCGCCCCCGAGACCGGTGAACTCAAAGCGCCCGTCCACCAAGGAGATCGACGTATGTCGCTCAAGACCATCACCGTGGACGGCCTCCCGGTCGAAACCACGGATGCGGGCATCGCCGCTATCGAGAAGATGCGGGGCCTGCTCACCGTCTCGGACAAGGCCCTGGCCGACGAGAAGGCCGCTCACGAGAAGACCAAGGCCGACAAGGACGCCGAGGCGGCCAAGAAGGACGTCGAAATCGAGGACCTGAAGAAGAAGGTCGTCGACGCTGCCGCTCTGGACGCTCTGGTCGCTGATCGCGCCGCAGTCGTCACCAAGGCGAAGGCCCTCGACCCGAACGTCGTCACCGACGGCAAGTCCAACGCCGAGATCAAGCGCGCCGTCCTCGGCGACAGCGTGAAGGACAAGTCGGAAGCCTACGTCGACGCCGCCTGGGACCTGAAGGTGGCCGACGCCAAGGACGACACCGTCCGCCAGGCCATCCGCTCGCAGGACCAGTCCATCAACGCCTCCGACGCCTGGAACGACAACGTCTTCGCGTCGGCCGGCGTCACCCAACTGAAGAAGGGGGCCTAAGCCATGGCTCAACTCAACGAGAACCGCGGCACGGCGAACTTCATCGTGTCGGAAGCGAACGGCATGTACCGCTCGCGTGACGTCGGCACGGTCGCCGCTGGCGCCGCACCCGGCCTGCTCGCCGGCACCATCCTCGGCAAGCTGACGGCAGGCGGCAACTTCGTCCGCTACGACCCGGCCGCGAACACCGGCGCCGAAACCATCGCCGGCATCCTGTTCGAAGCCGCCGTCGGCACGGTCAAGCGCACCATCGTCACCCGCGACGCCGAAGTGAACGGCGCGCATCTCATCTACCAAGCTGGGGCGAACGACGCCGCGAAGGCCACGGCCAACGCTGCGCTGAAAGCCCTCGGCATCATCGTCCGCTAAGGAGGGCTGAACCCATGGCGTCCATGGACATCTTCAACAACTCGGCCTTCTCGATGACCTCGCTGACCGGCGCGGTTTCGAAGGTCGGCTTCAAGCCTCAGCTTCTGGGGCAACTCGGCCTGTTCGAGCCGATGCCGGTCCGTTCGCGCACGGTCTTCGTGGATCGCCGCAACGGCAAGATGCGCCTGATCGGCACCAGCCCGACCGGCGCGCCGCCGAAGGAACTGCAGGTCGATCTCCGCAACGCGGTGCCGCTGAAGACCACCCGTCTGGCCGAAGGTTTCACGCTCTACGCCGAGGAAATCCAAGGCATCCGTGCCTTCGGTTCGGAAACCGAGCTGGCCCAGGTGCAGGGCGAATATCTGCGCCGCATGTCGTCCGTCCGCGATGACATGGACCTGACCCACGAGTTCCACCGACTCGGCGCCCTGCAGGGCCTCCTGCTGGACGCGGACGGCACCACGGTCATCTACGACTACTTCTCCGAGTTCGGCGTCACCCAACCCGCAGTCATCGACTTCGATCTGGACAATGCCAACCCGGCCCGGGGCGCCCTGCGCAAGAAGTGCGCCGAGGTCATCCGCGGCATGAAGCGCTCGGCCGGCGGCAACTGGACGCCGGGCACGACCGTCCACGCTCTGGTCGGCGATGCGTTCTACGACGACCTGATCAGCCATGCGGAGGTCGAGAAGACCTACCTGAACTGGGCGGCCGCGGCTGACCTGCGTCAAGACCGCTCGTTCGAAGCGTTCACCTTCGGCGGCATCACCTGGCACAACTACCAGGGCACGGACGACAACTCGACGGTGGCCATCAACCCCGACGAGGCGAAGTTCTTCCCTGTGGGCGCCAAGGACGTCTTCAAGAAGGCGATGGCCCCGGCCGAGTTCGGCCCCTACGTGAACACGCTGGGCCAGGACACCTACGCCATCAACATCCCGGACCGGGACCGTCAGGCGTTCACCCGCGGCGAGCTCTACAGCTACCCGCTCTACTTCGTGCAGCAGCCCGAAGTCCTGCGCACCGGCAAGAGGACCTGATCATGACGACCTACACCGTCAAGAACGGCTCCTCGCTGCACAAGGCCTTCAAGGTCGACGGCGGCCATCAGATCGTGCGCGCCGGGGAAGATGGGGAGGTCACCACGACCTCCCCGCTGACCGAAGAGCAGATCGACGCCTACGCCGCCGATGGCGTGAAGGTGGTCGAGGCCAAGTCCAAGCGCGATCCGCTGGACCATGACGCCGACGGCAAGAAGGGTGGCACCGCTGCCCCGAAGGCCGAAGCCAAGACCGAGGCCTGACCATGGCTGGCTACGGCGACGACGCCAAGTTCAACGCATGGATGGCCAGCAACGGCTATTCCCTGCCCGACGGCGGCGTCGCCGTGGCTGTTCTTCGTCAGAGGGGCAGCGCCTACATCGATGGCCTGTACGGCTCGCGCTTCTCGGGCCAGCCCACTGGCGGTTTCGAACAAGAGCGCGCCTGGCCCCGCGTCGGCGCCTGCGCCCATGGCCAGCCGATCCCTTCCGGTGTCGTGCCCGTCGCCATCGAGCACGCCAGTTATCATGCGGCCTATCAGGAGGCGATGAAGCCGGGCAGTCTGGTTATCGCCGTGACGGCCGCCGGCGCCGTGAAGCGCAAGAAGATCGGCCCGATCGAGAAAGAGTTCTTCGAGGGCAGCGGTGACGCCGTTGCCGACGGCACCCTGAAGATGAGCGCGGTTGAAGGCCTGCTCGCTCCATTCTTCGCCGTCGCCTTCCCTGCGATCTTTGTGGTCTGACGCCGTGACCTGTGCCACTTTCGCCCCCATGAGCGGCAAGAGCGATGATCCGCGTTTCACGGCGCACAAGATGCCGTCCGCCATGGCGACGGAGACGCTGCTCGACATCATCGCGTCGGCGGACCTCCTTCAGAAGGCTATCCTGCACGACAACCCTGTCGAGCAGCAGCAGAAGATCATCGAGACCGCCAAGGCTCAGTTCGAAGCCTACCTCGACCTGATGGCCGAGGCCGCGCGCCTCACTCGG